GCCGCCTTTCGCGCCGACCTGGACGCTCGCGGCGAGTCGCTCTCCGACTACTGCCGCCGCAAGGGGCTGGACTACGACGCCATGTTCATGGTGCTGCGTGGTCGCTCCAAGGGCAAACGCGGCAAGGCGCATCAGGTGTTTGTCGCTCTCGGTCTCAAACCGAACCGAGCCGCCTGAATTTTCGCACGCTGCAAATCATTTTCACAGGAGAACCTTAATCGTGAGCACACCAATCAAGACCAGCCAGACAGCAGCCAAGGTGCTCGATGTCCTGGCTGCACTGCTGGGCCACTTCGCCAACGGCATGACGCCCACCGATCTATCGAAGGCCACCGGCCTCGATCCCAGCGCCATCACCCGTTACGTCGCCACGCTCGAAGAAAAGGGTTTTGCCGAACGCATCCCGGAGACCGGGCGCATCCGCCCCTCGGTGCAGTTCGCGCGCCACGCCGTTTCTATCCTCCGCAGCCTCGACGCCGCCCGCGAGCGCATCGAGAACATCCAGACTCGCCTGACCAATCACTAAGGAGAAGAACATATGGCCCGCACCGCAACCAAGATCGCACCCGCCGCCGAAGTCGTCACTGACGCCGACCTGCCGGGCCTGCCTGCCGCCACAGCAGCCGCCAACCAGCTCGCCGTCATGCACAGCAAGCAAGAGGCCGCCGCGCAGGCCATCGCCACCGAGATCGGCTACGAAGGTTCCCTGACCATCGGTGCCCTGGAAGATGAAATCCGCTTCTACCAGCGCCGCACGGTGGAATCACTGTTGGAGCTGGGCAAGCGCCTGCTGGTGCTGCGCGAGCTGACGCCGCACGGCGAGTTCGAGAAGCGTGTGGAGTTCCTCGGCTTCAGCTACAGGTCAGCCGCGCGCTTTATGCAGGCTGCTGCCAAAACGGCGAAATCTGCCAATTTGGCACTTTTGAGCACCCAGGTGAAAAGTGCCAGCGCCTTCCTGGAGCTTGTCACTCACGACGATGACGTGCTGGAGAATCTGAAGGACATCGACGACATCGACCGTATGAGCGCGGGCGAACTACGGAATGCCATCCGCAGCCTGCAAGGCGATCTTGAAGCCAAGGACGCTGTACTGGACAAGACGCAGAAAAAGCTCACCAACCTCCAGGTACAGCTCAAGAAGAAGGTGGTCGCCGACACGGACTGGCCCGATGCGCTGGAGCCGGTTTCCGACCAGGTCGCGGCCGCCGGTCGCAAGATCGCCCAGGCCATCAGCGAGTTGGAAACCTGCCGCATCACGTTGTTCGAGGTCGCGCAGGACATTCCCGAAGAACAGCGCCCGAAGTACGAGGCTGCGCTGGCCCACATCGCCGAGGTGTACGAGCAGGCGCTCTCGCGGGCAGAAGCGGGCCTGACCAAGGAACGCACCACCTTCGACAAATCGCTGGGCGCATACGCGCCAGAAGCGGCCTGAAGCGCAGGAACTCGATATGGCCCATCAACTCGCTCCAGACCTGCTGCAAGAGCTATTCGCCTTGCGCGACCGCATCGCTGCGGCCCCGCATGGTTGCGCGACCGAGCTGGTGCATAACTTTGCCAGCCTCATCGGCCGGAACCCCTCGACGGTCTACACCTGGCTGCGCACCCATGCAGGCTATCGCACCGGCCGCAAGAAGCGCGCCGACGCGGGCACCACTGCGCTGCCGAAGGAAACGCTGCACTTCATCGCAGCGGCCAAGCGCGAAGGCATCCGTGGCAACGGCAAAGCCACGCTGCCCACGGCGGTGGCCATGAACATCGCGCACACCAACGGCATCGACGTAACCGTCTCCGAGGGCCGCGTCAACGCGCTGCTGCGCGCCGCCCGCATGGACGCCAAGGCGCAGGCCGCCGCCCGCAACCACATCACGCTGCGCAGCCTGCATCCCAACCACCTGCACCAGATCGACCCCTCGCTCTGCCTCATCTACTACACGCCAAAGGGTCAGGCGATCATGCGCGACGAGGAGTTCTACAAGAACAAGCCCGCCAGCATGGACAAGGTGCGGCTCAAGGTCTGGCGTTACGTCCGCTACGACCACGCCAGTGGCACCATCGACGTGCGCTACTTCGAGGCCGCTGGCGAGAATCAGCACAGCCTGTTCGAGTTCCTGCTCTACACCTGGGGCCAGCAGGCCGACCGCATGTCGCACGGCGTGCCCAAGATGCTCTTGTGGGACAAGGGCAGCGCCAACACCAGCTTCGCCATCAAGAACCTGCTCGACGCCCTGGGCGTTGACCACGAGACACACGCCACCGGCCACTCCTGGGGCAAGGGCGGCGTCGAGCAGGGCAACAACCTGGTGGAAACCCACTTCGAGTCCCGCCTGCGCTTCGAGCCAGTGGAGAGCGTCGAGCAGCTCAATGCTTCGGCGGCCCGCTGGGTACGCGACTTCAACGCCAACGCCATCGAGAAGGTCGATTGCCGCCTGGTGCGCGCCAGCGGCCAGCCGATGGTGCGCGACGACCTCTGGCAGCTCATCATGCGTCACCCCGGCGCACTGGTGCAGATGCCGCCGCGCGAGGTGTGCCAGTGGTTCATGGCGGGCCAGGAACTGACCCGCCAGGTACGCAACCTGAAAATCACCTTCGCCCACCCCGAGCTGGGGCGGCGCGCCAGTTACGACCTGAACCCCTGGGCCGAGTTCCTGGGCAACGGCCAGAAGGTGCGTGTCACGCCGCTGCTCATGCAGCAGGGCGCGCTCCGCATCGAGATCGACCGCCTGGGCGCGGAACCCCTGCTGGTGCAAGTAGAGCCGGAGCGCGAGTTCGACGAATACGGGCGGCCCCTGTCCGCACCAGTAGCAGGCCAAGAGTACGCCCGCGCGCCGCAGACCGCCAGCGAACGCGCCGCGAACACGCTGGCCGCTACTGCCTGGGGTGATGGCACCACGGTGGATGAGGCCGAGAAGAAGCGCGCCGAGCAGGCCCGCCCGTTCGGCCACCTCAACGATGGAAAGGGCTTGGTGGCGCACAGCCATCTCGGCCAGGCCGACCTGCCGCGTCGCCTGTTGCCCAACGCCGGGGAGGTGCAGACGCCCCAAGTGCAGCAGCTCCAGAACAAGGCCGCCTCGGTGCAGATCATGCTCACCGTGCCGGAGGCAGTTCGCGCCATCAAGGAGCGCCTGGGCGATGCAGCCCCCACCGACCTCTACAGCCAGGTCAAAACCGCCTTCCCGGACGGCAACGTGCCTCAATCGTGGGCTGACCAGTGGGCCGTCGCACCGGCCGCAACGGGCACTCACGGTAGCAGCGTGATTGAGCTGCGGAGGTTCCGATGAGATACCCCGACAGTAAACCCACGCCCCTCAAGCTCAAAGCGCTGCTCAAGCGCATGAACGTGGCGCAGGCGCAGTTCGCCCGCACGCTGGGCATCAGCGCAGGAACCCTGGCCGACATCCTTAATTGGGGCTTCCAGCCTGCCAAGGGCTGGCCCGCTCTGCGCCAAGCCATCCGCGTCGAACTGGCCCGGCTGGGCGCGTCCGAGAAAGCCATCGCCACGGCGTTCGAGCACCGCGCGGGCACCCCGAAAAACCGAGACGCCGCAGAGCGTTCCACCACCGCGCCTACGTCCGACGCGGCCTCCTCATCAACTGCCAAGAAGGAAACCGACATGCTGCTGCAAAAACAAACCCTAACCCCGGCCACCCGCAAGCACTTCAACCTGGCCGCCGATCCGTTCAAGAACGACGTCACGCAGGCCAGCGACGTCTTCATCAGCCAGGACATCCGCTTCGTGCGCGAAACGCTCTGGCAAACCGCCAAGCATGGCGGGATGCTCGGCATCGTCGGCGAGAGCGGCAGCGGCAAGTCCACGCTGGTCGATGACTTCAAAGACCGCCTGGTGCGCGAAGGCCGCGACCTGGTCGTGATCGAACCCTCCGTGCTCTACATGGAGGAGAACGACGCCAAGGGAAAGACGCTCAAGAGCGCGGCCATCGTGCAGGCCATCATCGACACCGTCGCACCTGGCGTTGCTCCTGCGCGTGACCTGGAAGCCCGCGCCCGCCAGGTGAAGAAGCTGCTCACCGCAGGACACCGCGCGGGCCAGCGCCATCTTCTGTTGATCGAAGAAGCGCACTGCTTGCCCAAGGCGACCCTGAAACACCTCAAACGGTTTTCCGAGATCAAAGACGGTCTCTCGCCCATGCTGTCCGTGGTGCTGATCGCACAGCCGGAGCTGCGTGCCCGCTTGTCGGTGAGCGACCCCGATGTGCGCGAGGTCGCCCAGCGGTGCGACATCGTCGAGCTGCCGCCGCTGGACGGCTACCTGGCCGAGTACCTCAAGTTCAAGCTGGCCCGCATCGGCGTTGATGTGGCCCAGGTCATCACGCCCGAAGGCATCGCCGCGCTGCGCGAACGCCTGACCTTCGCTCGCCGTACCGGCAACGCCAAGTCGGCGCAGTTGACCACAACCTACGTGAGCCTGGCATACCCGCTGGCCGTCGCCAACGCGCTCACCGCCGCCATGAACGTGGCCGCCAACCTCGGCGCTCCGGTGGTGGACGCCGACATCGTCAAGGAGGCGTGACATGACCGCCGTCCTGCATCTCGTCCGCCCCATCGCCCATACGGAGCATGTCATGAGCAGAGTGTTCACCGAGGGGTTTGTTTCCCGCCTGGAGCTGGTCAACCGCGTCGCCCGCGAGTTGCGCGCAATGGGCTACCGCGTGGTGCAGGAGTCGCTGTACCCCGGCCAAACCGACCGGCCGACCATCACCGTAACGCCTGGAAGCACCAAGCAGCTCAAGCCGCTGCTGGAGCTGGGCCACGGCCGCACCATCGAAACCCAGGCAGATGGCAGCCGCCTCTGCTCCATCCACTACCAGGGCATTCGCGTGGCCTGGAAAGAAGTGCTACGGGCGAAGGAACTGATGCAATGAGAACACGCTGCCCGTCCTGCGGCGCGACCCTATCGCTCGACGCCCTGGTCGCCCACGAAGGCGCGCGTGAAGCCCTCGCCGCCGCCTTCAAGCTCTCCGGCACGCTCGGCGCAGCCCTGGTGCGCTATGTCGCGCTGCATCGGCCTGACTCCCGCGAACTAACGATGGAGCGCGTGGGCAAGCTGCTCAACGAGGTGCTGCCGGACATCCAGGCAGGGCGCATCACGCGCAACGGCCAGGTGTTTGAAGCCCCACAGGAAGCCTGGGTGTGGGCCATCGAACAAAGCCTGGCCGCCCGCGACGCAGGACGCCTCAAAACGCCCCTCAAGGGCCACGGCTGGCTCTACGAGGTAATCAGCGGCTATCGGCCCGCCGTAAACAACCTGGTGGTCGATGGTGCGCCGCGCCTGACCACCGGCAAGACCACGTCCAAGACCCTGTCGGGCATCGCGGCGCTGGAGAGTTTCAAGCATGGTGCCTGACTGGTTCCGCATCGTCATCGCCACCGGCCTGCAGAAGCTGCTGGCCCTGCGCCTGGCGGGCACTCCGCCAGAAGACGCCATCGTCGGCACCGCCGAGGTGTGGCTGGAGGCGATCTGGAACAACGGCTGCCGGTGGGATGAACAGCTCGACCGAGAGCGCCTTGAGCGCGCCTTCCTGGTGCTGTTCCGCGTCTGCGACCGCTGGCCGCCGCCGAAGCTCTACCTCGACAACATCGGCGCTCGCGCACCACCGCGCCAGCTACCGCCGCCCCCGGTCTCGCCGGAAGTGCGTGAACAGAACCTGGCACGCATCCGCGAGTTAATGAAAGACCTCAAGAAAACGCTATCAATGAAGGAGCCACATCATGGCAACCAGAAAAAAGGCAAAAGCGGCACAGTGGGTGTGCCAGAGCAAGGAACTGACGATTGAAGCCATCCGCGCCCTTGGCGATGCGCAGCGCGAGCTGACGCGGGTGGAGACCGAGATCAACGACCAGATCGCTGCCATCACCGCCGGGCGCAAGGACGAGATCGAGGCGCTCAAGACGCGCATCGACACGCTGGCCGGTGGCATCCAGACCTGGTGCGAAGCGCACCGCGCCGAGCTGCTCGCGGGCGGCGGCAAGGAGGCCAACCTTATCACCGGCCTGGTCAAGTGGCGGCAGCGTCCGCCCAGCGTCAGCATCCGCAGTGTCGATAAGGTGCTGGAGACCCTGCGCTCGCTGGGCCTGGGCCGCTTCATCCGCAGCAAGGATGAACCGAACAAGGAAGCCATGCTTGCCGACCCTACGGCCGTCTCCGGCATCGCAGGCATCAACATCGTCACCGGCATCGAGGACTTCGTCATCGAACCGTTCGAGGTCGAGGTGGCGTGATGACGCTCACACCCAAACAACTCGCGGGACACCAGCGCCGCTCCCTGCGCTCCATCCGCGAACGTCTCCTCAAGATGTCGTCGGACTGGGACGACATCGACCAATTCAACGTGAACACGCTGGAGGCGCTGGCCGACCAGGTCGAACAGGTTGCAACAAACATGGTTGACACCGCTGTGGAACAGGAGGACTGACATGCACACCGAACGCGACAAGATCATCGCCAAGGTCAAGAAGTGCCTGGCCCTGGCGAAGTCCAGCAATGAGCACGAAGCCGCCACCGCGCTGCGCCAGGCGCAGAAGCTGATGCAGGCCCACGGCATCAGCGACCTGGACGTCGAGCACGCCGACATCCAGGAAGAAAGCACCCGCGCCGGTGCCGCGCAGAAGCCCGCCCGCTGGGAATGCGGCTTGGCCACCCGTGTGGCCGCCGCGTTCGACTGCTCGGTGTTCCTGGCGTGCAGTCGTCCAGTCGGGCGCTGGGTGTTCGTGGGCGCGGCACCGTCCGGCGAAATCGCCCGCTACGCCTTCGAGGTGTTGTTTCGCCAGGCGAAGCGGGCGCGGGCGCACTATGTCAAGACAGCCCTGAAACGCTGCACCACGACTCGCACGCGCCGCGCCGACCTGTTCTGCGAGGGCTGGGTAATGACGGCAACCGAGCTGGTGGAGAACTTCGCCGGTAGCGCGGCTGCACAGGCCCGCGTCACGGCCTACCTGGAGCACAAGCACGCGCTGACCAGCTTCCAGGGGCACAACCGCAACGCGGGCCGCAACCTTTCCGAGCGCGACTACGGCGACATGCAGGCCGGGCATCGGGCTGGTCGGGATGCCCAGCTCAATCGCGGCGTGGGCGGTGATGAGCGCCTGGCGCTGGGAGCGGCCCTATGAAGTCCGCCGCCCGCACCACCGCTAACCAGGATGCTCGCCAGCGCCTCATACGTCTCATTCATGTGGGCAAGCGCGAGCTGGGCCTGGACGATGATGTCTACCGCGCGCTGCTCATGGGCAGTGTGCAGAAGGACTCCACCTCGGCCATGAGCGTGCCGGAGCTGGAGCGCGTCCTGGAGCGCATGAAGCGCAGCGGTTTCAAGGTGCGGGTCAAGTCGGCCCGGCCTCCTGCTCAAAGCAGGCCGGGCCGTCCCCTGGCGCAATACCCGGAGGCGCGGAAGGTACGCGCCCTCTGGTTGTTCCTGCACCAGTTGGGCGCGGTGAAGAACCCATCCGAGGAAGCCCTGGCTGCGTATGTGAAGCGCATCGCCAAGGTGGACGCACTGCAATGGACGAACGGCAACCAGACGGAAGCCCTCATCGAGACTTTGAAGAAGTGGGCCATGCGCTACCTGCCTGGCCAGGTGAGGGAAATGGCTCAAACCTTATCGGAAGCGATCAAGACCGGCAGCGTCACATTGAGCGACGAGGAACTGACCGGGCTGCGCTCCACGGTCGGCCTGGCGCAAACCCGGCAGACCTTTGACCCCATGCAAACTGCTTGGGATGCATTGAAAACAGCACTCGATAAGAGGGAGAAACCATGAAGCCAGAGAGCACGATGATGCACTTCCCGGATGGATACCCGGAACTGCTCGAACAGATCGGCCAGGTGATCTACAACCGGCTGGTCACGCACGAAATCGCGCAAGCTACGTCGCTTGCGTTCACCATCACCGAAGCCATCCGCACGGAGATCGGAGGCGTTCAACAGTACATCCCGCGCGGCTTGTCCTATGAGCTGTCACAACGCGATGAGCAAATCTGGTCGGAGTTCAACGGGGACAACTACAAGATGCTCGCGCACAAGTACAACCTCACGGAAATGCAGGTGAGAAACATCGTGAAGCGGGCGCGACAACGCGACCTTAGCACCCGGCAGATGCCACTGCTGCCGGACGGAAACTAAAGCACTTTAATCGCATCACCAGGGAGCCGCCGCCATCATGACGGCATGAAAAATTCTCGCTCCCTAGACGATCTTCTGCCGCCCGTGCGCTCACGGGCGCAAGCCTTCCTAGCCGCGTGCAAGCAGGAGGGCATCGACATCCTCGTCACCTCCACCTACCGCGACCTGGAGAGCCAAGCTGCGCTCTACGCCCAGGGCCGAACCGCCCCCGGCAAGCGCGTGACCAACGCCAAGCCTGGACAGAGCTATCACAACTGGCGCGTCGCCTTCGACGTGGTGCCGCTGCGCGACGGCAAGGCCGTGTGGAACACCACTGGCGCTGACGGCAAGTTGTGGGAGCGCATCGGCCAGCTCGGCGAGGCGGCTGGTCTGGAATGGGCTGGCCGCTGGAAGACGTTCCGCGAATACGCGCACTTCCAATACACGGGCGGCCTGTCGCTGGCCCAGCTCGCCGCAGGCAAGACCCCGCAGGAGGTTGCCTCGGCATGAAGCTCATCGACCTGGTCTCCCGCGATGGCCGCCTCTCTCACACGAAGATTTGGGCCAACATCGGCTACGCCGCCGCCACCGTTTCGTTCGTGCGGCTGAATTGGGTGGGCCAGGCCGAAACCGAGGTGTGGTGGGCCTACCTCTCCTGCGTGGCCGGTGCCGTCACCGCCTCGAAGTTTCTCTCGCTCAAGTACGGCAGCATCGCCGCGTCCGTCGCCAACGCCGGGGACAAGCAATGAGCGCCGCCATCGACGTCATCCGCGCGCTGCCCTGGAAGCTGCTGGGCCTGGTCGGCATCGTTGCCGTGTCCGCTATCGGCGGGTTCCAGTACGGCGAGGGCCGCGTCACGGCGGCCTGGGACGCCGAACGCGAAGCCGCGAAGCTGGCCGCTGCGCAGACCGCAACCACCCAAGCCGAAGTCACCACCCAGGTGGTGACGCAATACGTTGACCGCGTCCAGGTGGTGAAGGAACGCGGCAAGGACATCATCAAGGAGGTGCCAATCTATGTTTCGTCTGCTGCTGCCTGCGATTTGCCTGGCGGTTTCCGCGTGCTCCACGACGCCGCCGCCCAAGGCCAGCTTCCCGACCCCGCCAGAGTTGCTGATGCGCCCGCCGCCAGCGTTGAAACCGCTGCCGCCACCGTCGTCGAAAACTACGCCACCTATCACGAAGTCGCCGAACAGTTGAAGGCGCTGCAATCGTGGGTCAGCCAGCAGGAGCAAGTGCAATGACCATTCAAGTTGATTTTTGGCACCTGGTCGGCTTGTTGCTGGGCTTCATCGGCACCCTGGCCTCGTTCGGGAAGATTCTGCTGCGGCAGCTCGACGCCCGCATCGACCAGCAAAACGACCGCGTGAGCAAGCTGGAAAACCAGCTCAACGAAACGCTGACCAAGCTGCCGCTGGAATACCAGCGGCGCGAGGACGCCATCCGCTTTGAGACCGTGCTCAACGCCAAGCTGGATGCAATCGGAGCACGTATTGAAAGATTGATGGAGAAGTCATGATGACCCCCGACCTGGAAAAAGCACGGCGCGAGAACCTGCGCTGGCTGATCTTGCTGGCCCTCAACTCCGCGCAGCCCGTGGGCACCAGCGAACAGGTGGTGCTATCGGCGATCACGCCGATGCTGCCCGACCTGACGCCGCTGGAGCTGCGCCGCAACCTGGACTACCTGGCCGAGCGCAACCTGGTCACGATCACCGGCCGAGACTCGCAGCCACAGTGGTTCTGCAAGCTCGACCGCTACGGCATCGACGTTGTCGAGTACACGGTCGCGTGTGAGCCGGGCATTGCGCGCCCGGCCAAGTACTGGTGAGCCGCCATGCCGCGCCGCTCGAAGGTGGAGGCGCTCCCAGCGCCTGTTAAAGCATGGCTCGACCAAGCGCTGGTGGAGAACAACTTCAGCCAGTACGAACGCCTGGCCGCCGAGCTGGGCAAACGCGGCTACAGCATCGGCAAGTCCAGCCTGCACAGCTACGGCCAGGCGTTCGAGGAGCGCCTGAAAACCCTGCGACTGGTCACCGAACAGGCCCGTGCCGTGGTACAGGCCGCGCCCGATGACGATGGCGCGGTCAACGATGCCCTGGTGCGGCTCACCCAGGAAAAGATGTTTTCCATCCTCATGGAGATGAACGTCGATCCTGACGCGGTCGATCTGCCGAAGCTCGCCCGCGCCGTGGCCGAGCTGGGCAAGGCATCCGTGGCGCAGAAGCGTTGGCAGGCCGAGGCCCGCAAGCAGGCGCTGGAAGAAGCTGCCGCGCGCGTTGACACCGCTGCCCAGGCCCGTGGCCTCAATGCCGACGAAGCCCGCTTCTGGCGCGAACAAGTCTTGATGGGCATGTGATGGGTATTCCTGCATCTCTCCCCGATACCGAGCGCATCGTCGAGTGGGACGAGCTGCCGGAGAACGTCCGCCAGATACCTCCCGACTTCGACCCCTTCGCCGAAGGAGTGCTGATGAAGCACCAGTCGGACTGGATTCGGATGCAGCAGGACTTGGACATCTCGGTGTGCGAGAAAGGCCGCCGCACGGGTATCACGTTCGCACAAGCCCTGACCGACACGATCACCGCCGCCACCGCCAAGGAAGCAGGCGGCAGCAACGTGTGGTACATGGCCGACACCCGTGAAAAGGGTCTGGAATACATCGGCTATGTCGGCAAGTTCTCGCAGATCGTGGCGCGTGGCCAGGCGACGCGCATTGAGCAGCACATCTTCCTTGACCAGCGGGCCGATGGCACCAGCCGCGAGATTCAGGCGTTCCGCGTCCGCTTCGCCAGCGGGTTCCGCGTCACGGCGCTTTCTTCTCGGCCGGAAAACATCCACGGCTTGCAAGGGCTGGTTGACCTGGACGAAGCAGCCTTGCACAAGGACGTTTCCAAGGTGCTCGAATCAGCCACGGCTCTGCTCATTTGGGGCGGCCGCATTCGCGTCTGGTCATCGCATCGCGGCAAGAAAAACGCTTTCCACCAGTTGGTGCAGGACGTCCGTGCCGGGCGCTACGGGAAGCGTGCCAGGTGCATCCGCATCACGTTCGATGACGCCGTGGCCAACGGCCTCTACGAGCGCGTTTGTGCCATGAAAGGCATCCCAGCGACCGAAGAAGGCAAAAGGGACTGGTACACCGCCATCCGGGCCGCATATGGCCCGCGCAAGGCAGCCATGCGCGAGGAGCTGGACGTGATTCCGCGTGATGGCGACGGTTCGGCTATTCCCTCGGTCTGGATTGAACGGGCAATGCCGGAAATCCGGCCCGTGCTCCGCATCGTTTTCAGCGACGACTTCCCGAAGCGGTCAGAAAAGGAGCGCGAGATATGGGCCGCATCGTGGATTGCCACCACGCTCATGCCTGCACTCAACGAAGCCCAGCGCGGCTTTTCCGGGCGCTGGGCTGTCGGCATGGACTTCGCGCGCCACCGTCACTTCTCGGTCATCACGCCCGCCCGCATCACGGCCGATCTGCGCCGCGACGTGCCCTTTATCCTGGAGCTGGCCAACGCCCCGACCCGGCAGCAGGAGCAGATTCTCTGGGCGCTGCTGGGCGAGCTGAAGCGGTGGACGTTCGCGGGCGATGCCTCCGGCCCTGGCCAGACGCTCATGGAATACACCGGCGACAAGTTCGGGCGCGCGGTGTTCGATGAGAAAACGGGCGGCTACACCGGCGGCCCCGTCCACGAGATCACGCTCTCGCGTTCCTGGTACGGCGAGTGGATGGGCAAATACATCTCGCTGTTCGAGGACGGCTTCATCACCATGCCGCGCGACGCCTCGCTGGAGGATGACCATCGCGCCGTCGAGTTCATCGACGGTATCCCGATGGTGCCGAAGCTGGAGCGCAAAGACCTGAAGGACGCCGACCTGGTCAGGCACGGCGACGGCGCAGTGGCCGGTGCGCTGATGCAGTTCGCCGCGCTCAACCCGGTTGATGAATGGCTGGCCGAGTACATGGAAGTGCCACGGCGCGATGCGCAGGTCGATGAGATGGACACCGACACCGATCTTGAATACGGCGGCCGCATGGCTGGCTGGTAGGAGCACTGAATGGCAAAACTTCTCGACCAATACGGCAACCCCATCAACATGGCGTCGCTGGATGAGGCACAGACCTCGCAACTTATCAACCTGCATCGGGAGGTCGCGCAGCATCCCTCGCGCGGCCTGACACCCGCACGCCTGAACTCCATCCTGGAGCGCGCGGAAAACGGCGACTTGATCGCGCAGCATGAGCTTTTCCGCGACATGGAGGAACGCGATGGCCACGTTTTCTCCGAGCTGTCCAAGCGCAAGCGCGCCGTCATCAAGCTGCCCTGGGACATCGTGCCGCCACGCAACCCGAGCAAGGAGGAGGAGGAAGCCAGCGCCTATGCCAAGGAGCTGCTGCTGGACATGACCGACCTGGAAGACCTCATGTTCGATGCGCTGGACGCCATCGGGCACGGTTTCGCGCCTATCGAGTACGACTGGGACAGGGTTGGCAGCGACTGGACGGTGGTGCGCTTCAACCACCGCCCGCAGACCTGGTTCCGCTTCGACCGCGACACCCGCACCGAGCTGCGCCTGCGCGACAGCTCCCTGGACGGCGTGCCGCTGCGCCCGTTTGGCTGGATGATGCACGTCCACAAGGCCATGTCCGGCTACACCGTGCGCTCCGGCCTGGGCCGCGTGCTGGTGTGGCCCTACTTGTTCAAGCACTTCTCGGTTGGCGACCTGGCCGAGTTCCTCGACATCTACGGCCTGCCGCTGCGCATCGGCAAGTATCCGAGCAACGCCAGCCCCGAGGAAAAGGCAACGCTCTGGCGCGCCGTCGCGGGCATCGGCCACAACGCCGCAGGCGTCATCCCCTCGGCGATGGCCATCGAGTTCGAGGAGGCCGCGAAGGGTTCGGAAAAGCCGTTCGAGGTGATGATTAAGTGGTGCGAGCAGACGCAATCGAAGGCCATCCTGGGCAGCACATTGACCAGCACCACCGAGGCCACCGGCCTCGGCTCCGGCGTGGCCGAAATCCACAACGAAGTGCGCCTGGACATCCGCGACAGCGACTGCAAGCAGCTCGCGGGCACGCTCACCCGCGACCTGATCTACCCGCTGCTGGCCATCAATAAAGGCTGGGCCGACTTCCGACGCTGCCCCCGCCTGGTGTTCGACACGACCGAAGGCGAGGACATCAAGGTCTACGCCGACGCACTGCCGAAGCTGGTGGCCATCGGTATGCAAATCCCGACGCAGTGGGCACACGAACGGCTGCGGATTCCCCAGCCGACCTCGGATAAGGAGGCCGTCCTGGCCACCAGCACCGCCGCTCCGGCCAAGGAGGAGCCGCCCGCCCCCAAGACCAAGAAGGCCGACGCCAAGGCCGCACTGGTGGCGGCGTTGCGCGAGGAAGCAGCGGCCGGTTCCGAATTCCCCGACCAGGCCGTGCTCGATGGCGCGCTGGAGGAACTGTCCGCCGTACTGCAACCGCAGGCGGCCGCCTGGCTGAAGCCTGCGCTGGAAGCCCTCGGCCGGGCATCCGGCCCCGAGGACGCACTGGCGCTGCTGGCCAGTGAAAACCCGCTGACCGATGACGCTCTGCTGGTCGAAGCCATCGCCCGCGCCCTGTTCGTGTCCGAACTGTTCGGCGCTGACGCCGTGCGGCAGGAGCTGACCGAGTGAGCATCGACAAGTCCACCCTCCTGGCCGCCTTCAACATGCCGCCCGAGCAGGCGGTCGAGTTCCTGCGCTCCAAGGGCTTGCAGGTCAGCGAGTCCTGGCGCGACCTCTGGCAGACGGCGCACCGGCGCGCCTTCACCGTGGCGCGCTCGGCGGGCTATGACGTGCTGGAGGACATCCGCTCTGCGCTGGTGGAGTCCATGAGCAAGGGCGAGAGCTACCAGCAGTTCATCGACAAGCTCACCCCGACGCTGCAAGCAAAGGGCTGGTGGGGCAAGGAGATCGACTACGAGACCGGCGAGATCACCGTGTATCCCGGCACCAGCCGCCCGGTGGAGCTGGGCAGTCCGCGCCGCCTGAAGCTGATCTACGAGCAGAACATGCAGACCGCCTTCCAGGCCGGGCGCTGGCGCGGCATGAAGGCGGCCACGGCCACGCATCCCTTCTGGCGCTACGTGGCGGTGCTGGACAACCGCACACGGCCGACCCACCGAGCCATGCACGGGCGAGTGTTCCGCCACGATGATGCAGGCTGGTCGGTCGCCTATCCGCCGAACGGCTGGAAGTGCCGGTGCCGCGCGCAGCCCCTTACCGCCTCGGCCGTCCGCCGCAACGGCTACGAGGTCGAGTCCGCCGAAGGCCACATCCAGGAGGTGGACGTGCCGCAGCGCGACGGCTCCACGATCAAGGTCAAGCGCCTGACGCTGCCGGGCATGGAGAGGCCGTTCCAGCCCGACGCGGGCTGGGACTACAACCCGGCCGCCGACTACCACGGAGGCCAGCCATGACCGACATGAACGTCGAGATCAACGACCAGGCAAGTGCCAAACTGGCAGAAATCAGGGCACGCCTCCAGAATCCCGAGCCGCTGATGGCTGGTATCGCGGCCGAGGTTCTGTCGCTCACCGAGGAAGCCTTCGAGCGCGAAGGCGAAGTGGGCGGCGACAAGTGGAAACCGCTGGCGCTCTCGACCATCCGGCAACGCGAGAAGGCTGGCCACTGGCCGGGTAAGAAGCTGCAACGCTCTCCCGGTGGCCTGGCCCCGAGCGTCCAGCCCTTCCACGACGCCAGCCGGGCCGGTTTGTCCGTCTCGAAGCCCTACGCGGCCATCCAGCAGCTCGGCGGCAAGGCCGGGCGCGGCCAGAAGGTTACTATTCCAGCCCGTGGGTACATGCCGGTCAGGAAGGAAGGCAGCGACCTGGAGCTGACGCCTACGGCGCGGTCGGTGCTGATGGAGATGATGGCCGACTTCGTGGAAGGCGGAATTTGA